GTTTTATGCATAAAGACGCAGTTGAGGATGTTAGCCGTGAGCAACCCAGCGAAACCGACAGAACTAAAATTACTCGAAGGAAACCGAGGACATCGCCCTATTCCGGATGATAATCCCGAACCCAAGCCAATGGAAGCGTTTCTAGATCCTCCGGAATGGCTTGATGATATAGCGCGCGAGGAATGGACGGAACGAGGGCGCGAGCTGTTCGATATGGGCGTGCTCACATCAGTTGATTTACCTGCATTTGAGTTTTATTGCTATCTCTACTCGAAAGCAAGGCAAGATCCGAACAATCAGAATCTGCAGCAACTCAGAATGTATATGAATGAGTTTGGTATCACGCCCGCGTCTCGTGGCAAGCTTCACATATCGAAACCGAAGAAAGACAAATCTAAGTTTGGGAGATATTTGACATAGATGTTCGATCAGGAGAAAGCCGATTATGCGATAGATTTTATCAAGGGTCTCAAGCTCACAAAGGGTGAATGGGCGGGACAGCCGTTTCCGCTCCTTCCGTGGCAGGTTGACGAAGTCTTAACTCCGCTCTTTGGCACAGTCGATGAGAACGGCTATCGACAATATCGGAAATGTTATGTTGAAGTACCGAAGAAGAATGGCAAGAGCCCCCTGGGGGCGGCGATAGCGCTTTATCTGCTTGTGGCGGATGGCGAGCGTGGTGCAGAGGTCTACAGTGCGGCGACTGACCGGGATCAGGCAAGTATTGTGTTCGGAATTGCCAAGAATATGATTGAGCAGGAACCGGAACTTAGCGCAGTGCTGGATACTCTCGATTCGACCAAGCGGATTATATACAAAGCAAAGAACAGCTACTATCGGGTACTAAGTGCGGAAGCTTACTCAAAGGATGGATATAATATACACGGGTGTATCTTTGACGAGCTTCATGCACAGCCAGATCGCGCGCTTTATGATGTCTTAACCGATGGTGCGGGGGATGCGCGTCGACAACCACTATTCTTTTTTATCACTACCGCCGGATGGGACAAGAAGTCCGTATGTTGGGAAGTGCATGAATATGCGCGGCAAGTGAAAGAGGGAGTTATCGACGATCCCCATTTCTTGCCCGTGTTATATGGATTGCCCGAAGACGAGGACTGGCGGGACGAGAAGAACTGGTATATCGTCAATCCATCGCTTGATAAAACAATCACCCTTGAAAAACTGCAGGCAGCATATAAAGAAGCCGAGTATGTACCGGCAAAGCAAAATACCTTCCGTCGTCTGCGGTTAAATCAATGGACATCCCAAGATGAACGATGGCTTCCGATGGATTTTTGGAATAAATGCGATGCCGCTGTTGATCCTGAATCTTTAAAGCTCAAATCCTGTTGGTGTGGTTTGGATTTGGCGAGCTGTACTGATATAGCAGCCTTTGCAAAAATATTCCTGGGTGAAGACGGATATTATGATGTACTGATGCGCTTCTGGGTTCCTGAAGACAATCTATACGAACGCGCCAAAAGGGACAGGGTGCCTTACGATGTGTGGACACGTGAAGGATACATTAAAGCTACTCCTGGTAATTATATCGACCATAAGACCGTTGAAAAGGACATTCTGGAAGACAACGAAACGTACCACATCCAAGAAATAGCTTTTGACCGATGGGGTATGGAATACATGAGCCAGAACATGATCGCCGAGGGTGTCGAGGCGTTCCCCTTCGGGCAGGGTTACAAATCCTTGAGTCCCCCCACTAAAGAATTATTGAAGTTGGTATTAAGTCAGAAAATCAGGCATGGGGGCAATCCAGTATTACGATGGATGGCGGATAATCTTGTAGTCGAAACCGATGCCGCCGAGAGCGTGAAACCGAACAAGAAGAAATCAACAGAACGAATTGACGGAATCGTGGCACTGATCATGGGTCTCGACAGGGCCATTAAACAGAATAAGGATAGAGCGGAAGTGGAGGTTTGGGCGGTATGAAAATAGGGGAGAGGATCAAGGCGGCGATGCGGATACTTACTAAGCGTAGCGCAACGAGCTGGGACGAGATTTGGTATAATACTTTAAATATAAAGACGAAGGCGGGAGCGGATATTTCTGAAACATCGGCACTCACTATTTCAGGTTTATTCGCGGCACTGAACTTTCTTGCAGGAACATTGGCGAGTCTGCCCCGAGCGATCTATCGACGGCTGCCGGATGAGGGTAGAGAACCCGCGGTCAATCATCCGCTTTACGATAGACTTCGTAATAAACCGAATGAAAGTAAATTGACCGCATGGCAATGGATCTATACTTCGATCATGCATAAATATTTGTGGGGCAACTGGTACACACTTATCAATAAACCAATCTATCAGCAACAGACATTGATTCCGCTCTTGCCCGACAGGACATGGATCGATAGTGATCGCCAGGATCGATATATCACTCGTACTAGTAGCGGACAGCAGACATACATTGCAGGTGAAAATATGCTTCACATCCCGCATATCAGTATGGAGGGGATTACAGGTAAAGGGATTATACATTATGCCCGGGAATCGCTCGGGATTGCTAAGGCACAAGATGAGTTTGCGGCGAACTTTTTCGGGAAGGGAACGAAGGCGGGTGGGTTTGTTGAGATTCCGGGCAAGATGGATGAAGAAATCAAAAAAGGCCTTCAGGCTGATTTTAACGATAAGTATGGGGCGCTTGGCGAGAGCTGGAAGGCTATTTTTCTAACGGGTGGGGCTAAGTTTACTCCGACTGTTATAGATGCAGTCAAGGCACAAGCCCTCGAATCAAGGCAATTTTCGATTGTCGAGGTTGCCCGATGGACGAACCTCCCCCCGCATATCTTGCGAGAATTGAGCCGAGCAACGTTCAGTAATATCGAGCACCAGGGGATTGAGCTCGTTATCTATTCACTTTTACCGATTACGACACAGATTGAATCGGCCATGAATGCCAGCCTGCTTGATGAAGATGAACGCAAAACGTATTTTATCAAGTTTGATCTCAAGGGTCTGCTTCGTGGGGATATTGCGGCCCGGACAGCCTTCTATAATGCGATGCTTGACCGGGGTGTATTCAATGCGGACATGGTGCTCGCCCTTGAGGACATGAACCCGCAACCGAACGGACTCGGGAAGATATATATGCTGCCATTGAATATGATTAACAAAGAGCGGGCCGTTACCGAAGAGTCCCCGACACCCGATGAGGAAATACAAGCAGAACGAATACGGGTCGGGCTTGAAATCAAGCGCGAGTTTGAAATGGAACGACGCGCACGGCAACTCGTGCAGCAGAGGACGGCAGCCTTGCGGCGTAAGATTACGATTGCCTATAAAACGAAGTTTGAGGCTTATGGCAAGAAGGTTATTACCGCCGAAGTCAAAGCGATTCGTAAAGCGATAAAGGAAATGCTCGGCGAGAAGGGCGCAACGGAGTTACAGGTTTGGATGGATCGGTTTTATCCTACCTTTTCCGAACGGGTTGACATAGCGTCGGCACCCCTCCTGACATCATATGCCGATGCTATTCAGCCTGTCGCCCTGCAGGAGATCGGGAGCGAGGTCGATGTCAGTGTACAATATAATCGATTCACGGCTGACTATCGAGAATCATTTGTCAAGAGGCACGTTGACGGATCGAAAGGACAGCTCCGAAAGGTTATCAAGGAAGCCGAAGAGCAACATCTTGACGTAGCCGAGGCCCTTGACACGCGCCTGGACGAATGGGCAGAGAAACGACCGGGAAAGATAGCCAACCGAGAATCAATGCGGGCCGAGAATGCTTTTACACGATCGGTATTCGCACTTGCGGGAATCACGCAATTAATATCAATGTCCAGTGGTAAACCGTGCCCCTATTGTGACGAGCTTAATGGTAAGGTTGTCGGTATCGAGAAGCCGTTCCTCGGCGTGGGTGATTTTCAACCAGAAGGGGCTGATGGGCCTCTTAATATATCGAGCAATCATTTTCATCCTCCATATCACGACGGGTGCGAATGTGGCATCATGGCCGTGACAAGTTAAATCAATTTAGGAGATAAACAATGGAACCGGAAAGACGGTATTTCCCGATTACTGAAATCAGAGCACTCGAAGAGGATAGCAAGCTTATTATCGAAGGTTATCCGATTGTATATGAGCAGTATGCCGATATCTGGTGCTTCAAAGAGATTATTCGGAAGGGTGCTGCTACCAATGCATTGACACGATCGAACGAGCTCGTTTTGTGGGATCACGAAAGCGGACAGCCGATGGCGGCACGAAAGAATGGGACGCTTGAGGTGACCGAAGATGATACGGGCGTATTCATTCGGGCCGATGTTTCCAAGACCGTATGGGGTCGCCAGGGACATGAGGCGATCAAAAACGGTATCATTGACAAGATGTCGTTTGCTTTCGACGTAGAACAAGATCACTGGTTTCACGAGAAGGTTGGCGATGGCGAGGATGAGATCGAGATTCGTGAAATTCTTGAGTTTGCAGAATTATATGATTATTCGCCGGTAAGTTATCCGGCATATGAAGATACAGCCGTACAGGCTCGAAGTAAAGAATTAGCATTACGGAACAAGCCGAAACCGGAGGCGTCCGGGGAGGCAGGCGCGGCGGTGCTGGGGGTTCGTAAAGAAGCTATTAATAATTTTTCGAGTTGGTACAAAGATCAAATAAATAAGGAGCAATCACAATGATTGACATTTTAAAACTTATGCGTGAAAAAGATGAACTCCTGGGAAAGCGCCAAGAACTACTCGACGGGATCGTAGCCGAGAATCGTGAATATACCGAGACCGAGCTGGCAGAAGTCGAGCAGATGCAGAAACGCGTTGCTGACTATGATCGAAAGATCAAAGAGGCGCAGGAAATCCAGAATGCGAGAGTAGGTAATACTCCCGCCGAGGCTCTTCAGGCAGCGCAGGCACCGCAGAGCGATCCAGCACCCGAAGGCTTCCGTGCCTTCGGCGATTTTCTCCAGGCAGCCCGATGGAATCATGCACATCCGGCACTACAGTATCGCGAGAGGGTGATCGATAGTGAGAAGCGCGTGATGTCGATGGGCGTGGGCGCAGCCGGTGGATTCATCGTTCCCGAGCAGTTCAGAGAGACCATGCTCAAGATCGATCCGCAAGCTGCAATTTTCCGCCCCCGAGCACAAGTTATTCCGGCCGGAAGTCCGCCCGATGCAGCGATCACAATGCCTGCACTCGATCAGTCGGGCGTAAAGGGCGTTTATTCCGGCGTGACCGTGAACTGGATTGCAGAAGCCGGCCTCAAGCCGGAAACCGAACCCTCATTGCTTGAAGTCAAGCTTGAGCCCTGCGAAGTCGCAGCCCATACGATTGTGACGGACAAACTGCTTCGTAACTCGGCCGCAGCTGGAGCTTTGATTTCTTCATTGCTCCGAAAAGCGATCATTGCCGCCGAAGACGTTGCATTTCTCAGAGGCACGGGTGTCGGACAGCCCGCCGGAGTTATTGGACATGGCTCAACGATTAATATCGCAAGGGCGGGTGCTGGTTTGATTGCTTATGCTGATATCGTGAATATGTTTTCAAGCTTCATGTTTGGTGGACAGCCCGTATGGATAGCATCACAATCAATACTTCCTCAACTCATGGCATTGGCCGATGTGGGTAACCATATCATTTGGCAACCGAATGCCAGAGACGGTGCTCCCGGGTCATTGATGGGATTTCCGCTTATATTGAATGCCCGGAGCCCCGTACTCGGAGCACAGGGCGATCTGATTCTTGTTGATCTTGATTATTACCTCATCAAAGACGGGTCGGGAATTGCCATTGATATGTCTGACGGATATTATTTCAAAAACAACAAGACTATCATCAAGGCATGGTGGAATGTGGACGGCCAGCCCTGGATGACTACGCCGCTTCTTCTCGAAGATGGCGCCACGACCGTGAGTCCCTTCGTGGTATTACTATAACAAACCGAGAGGGATGTTATATCCCTCTCCTAATTCAAATCAAGGAGAAATAATATGGGAAACCTTTTAAGCGAGAGGCTAAAGGTTGACACTCAACTGGTTTCGCAGGCTCTGAACGGTGCCTCGACTCCAATATATTACAACATGAAGAAATACCGCAAGGCTCTTTTTGTTTGGGAAATCGGGGCGATGGCAGCCGCAGCCACAAGTATCGGGGCAGCATGGGAAGCTCGGGACGATGCTGCAACCGGAGCGCAGGCATTAGGAGCAATCACGGCTACGATCACAGCAAATACGGGCGTGGCAGAAGCGACCCTGACCCTCGTTACTGTATTGGTAGGTGATACGGTGACCGTCAATGGGTTAGTCTATACCGCTGCCGCTGCTCCCGATTTACCAAAC